CTGGAAAGGGAGTGGAGACGAGAAAGGTAAACTTGAAGGCACTGGATATCGTCCAGTCCCGATCCTTCTGTAACGGCGTAAGCGAGTATCACGACCAGATAGTAAAGCTGGTGAAGAAGAATATGAACCTGATTTGTCAGAAATTGATAGCATAAAAGATTTAGTTGAATGGAATATATAGAATTTCTAAGAAATAAGATGGCTATCAGCCATCAAACAGGATTTGAAATTAATTCGGAAGAAATTACCCCGACATTATATCCTCATGTAAAAGATACCGTTCGTTGGGCGGTTGCCGGTGGATGCCGTGCTATATTCTCCAGCTTCGGTATGCAAAAGACAGTCACCCAACTGGAAATACTACGGGTAATCTTGAACCATAAAGGAGGCAAGGGATTGATCGTTTGCCCAAAGCGTGTGGTGGTCGAGTTCCTGACACAAGCGGAACAGCACTTGCACATGAAAGTAACCTATGTCCGAACTATGGCAGATGTGATGATATGTCCTACCGACATCATGGTAACAAACTACGAACGTGTGCGTGATGGTGAGGATGGAGTGAGAATAGATCCGTCCTATTTTACTGCAACATCATTGGATGAAGCCAGCGTGTTGCGCGGATTCGGCACCAAGATCTATCAGGAGTTTCTACCGTTGTTCTCGGGTGTTCCTTACAGGTTTGTCGCTACGGCTACACCTTCGCCAAACAGATACAAGGAACTTATACATTATGCTGGTTATCTTGGTGTGATGGACACCGGACAGGCTCTTACTCGATTCTTTCAGCGAGACAGCACGAAGGCGAATAACTTGACACTTTATCCGCATAAGGAAAAAGAGTTTTGGTTGTGGGTATCTACATGGGCGTTGTTCCTAACCAAGCCTTCCGACCTCGGTTATCCGGATACTGGCTATGAGTTGCCTGAACTCCGCGTACATGAAGAGATTGTGAATGTGGACAATTCTACGGCTGGAGCTGATCGTGACGGACAGGTGAAAATGTTTCGTGAGGCTGCTCTCGGACTTGCTGACGCGGCAAAAGAACGCCGAGATAACATGCAGGAAAAGATTGCCCGTGTGGTAGAGATAATCAATCGCCCGGAAAACAAGGACGACCATTTCCTTTTATGGCATGACTTGGAAGCTGAACGGCTGGAACTATGCAAAGCGATTCCTGGTTGTAAGGCTGTCTATGGTTCACAAGACGATGAAGAAGCCGACAAGGTAATATCCGACTTCAAAGATGGCTGGCTGAAATACCTTGCAGCTAAACCGGAGATGCTTGGTGAAGGTCTGAACTTCCAGTATCATTGTCATAAAGCAATCATGTTCATTGACTACCGCTTCAACGATAAGTTCCAAGCGATAGCCCGTATATACCGCTTTATGCAGCAGCATCCCGTTGATCTCTATCTGGTCTATGCCGAAAGCGAGGGTGAAATATTTAAGAGCTTCATGCAGAAATGGGCACAACACCGGGAAATGGTCGCAAATATGACTGATATTGTCCGGCATAACGGTTTGTTCGGTTTGCAGGCCGAGGAAAAGATGATGCGCTGGATGTTCGCCAGTCGGGAAGAAAAATCCGGAAATCAGAATCGCCAAAAGAAATGGCAGAATTAATGTAGAAGTAGAGGGAGGGGAGAATGACAGAATTATTCTCTCTTTTCCTATAATATATAAAAAGATATGGCTAGAGGTCGAAAAAGTTTATTTCGGGAGGAGTATATTCAACTAGCGGAGAATTATGCTTTGTTAGGAGCTACCGATGACGAATTGGCTGATTTTTTTGGTGTATCAAAGCAAACTCTTAACAAATGGAAGAAAGATTATCCAGAATTCCTTGACTCCTTAAAAAGAGGAAAGGATATTGCAGACTCTAATGTTGCTTCGAAATTGTACAACCGCGCAATCGGTTACGACTTCGAGGAAACACATACTGTCTGCAAGAATGGCTTGGTTGTAGGAGAGAAGCATATCAAGAAGCATCAGCCGGCAGATACAACAGCAGCGATATTTTGGTTGAAGAACCGGCAACCGGAGAAGTGGCGCGACCGGAAAGAGTTGCAGATTGGTAATAAGCTGGGCGATGACCTGGAGAGTATGACAGATGAAGAGTTAAGGGCTATTATCCATGGCGAAAAAGAACAATCGGGAAATATTAATACAACAGGCGAAAGCGGCAATATTACTGAGGAGACGGGAGGCGAATAATGACTTTTGGTCATATTGTCTTTACCATGATCCTAAGTTCTTTGCCAAGCGACTATTCTTGAAGAAGGTCGCTGATGCTTTTACGCGGGTGTACGAGTCATATATGGCTGGTATCATCCGCCGGCTTGCTGTGTCTATGCCTCCGCGAGCCGGGGAGTCATATATTTCGTCGTTATTCATTGCCTGGATGCTTGGCCATTTCCCGGAGGAGTCAGTAATGCGTAACTGCTGCTCCGATACGCTGTACAACAAACTGTCCTACGATACCCGTGATATTGTCCGCTCTTCCCGGTTCAAAGAAGTTTTTCCGGATGTAAAACTACGTGGTGATAAACAGAACGTGCATGGCTGGAGCTTGGAAGCTGCCCGGCAGGTGAGTTACTTCGGGGCTGGTGTAGGCGGTACGGTAATCGGTTTCGGTGCGTCTATGTTGGCCATGACCGACGACTTGTATAAGAGTTTGGAAGATGCACTATCTGACACCAATAACGAAAAGGTCTGGTCTTGGAAGCAGGGAACACATGATTCTCGTATCGAGGGAAACTGTTGTTCAATCGACATCGGTACCCGCTGGTCGGCTACGGACGTTCTTGGTCGTATGGAGGAAATGGGGAAGTATGACGAGATTATCCGTATCGCAGCCCTGGATGAGAACGACCGCTCTTTTTGTGAGGATGTACATACGACAGAGTATTACCATGAACTACGAGAGGAAACGGACGATTCCATCTGGTGTGCCGAGTATATGCAGGAACCGATCGAGGCTATTGGGTTGTTGTACCCTAAATCAGAATTAAACCGATTCAAGCTGGCAGATATAGAAGGTAAGCAACCGGATGGTGTTATCGGTGCTACCGATGTGGCAGACGAGGGAGACGACGATTTCTGTGCGCCTATTGCTAAAGTATTCGGTACGAAGTATTTCATTACCGATGTGCTGTTTACGAAAGACAATGTCGAGATTACCGAACCGAAGCTGGTTTCCTTGATCCTTGATACCCGTTGCGACAATATGCGTATCGAGAGTAACAATGGTGGTCGTTTGTTCGCCCTCAATGTCCGTAAGGCTGTAAAGGCAAAGAATGAGAAATGTATCATCCAGGCGAAACCGACAACAGCCAATAAGGATACACGTATCTTGTTGAAGTCTGGTTGGATTAAGAAGCATTGCTATTTCCTGGAAGAGGGCGAGTATAGGAAAGGTTCGGATTACGATCGGTTTATGAAAGCGCTTACCGGATATAAGAAAGAAGGTGGCAATAAGCATGATGATGCGCCGGACGGCATGACGATCCTTGCCGAGAATGTAGAGTTCATCGGGTTGTGCAAGGCTAACTCTGTACGTCGGGTAGCAAGGAGTAGATAATTCGATTTTATAAAATTTTTCCGAGGGGATAATTTTATAATTCAAAATTATCGCTACTTTTACTTCCCAATGTAGACAAAACGAAGATGATATCACATAAACAATATGAGTTTGCGCAAGCAAGAATAGAGAAACTGTTACCATTGGTGGATGATAATACACCTGCAAACGATAGAAATGCAGTTGAACTTATGATGATGTCAGATATAGTGATTGCTTACGAGAAAGAACATTATCCCATAGGTAAGTCGGCTGCGATTAAATAAAAACGTGATCATTTAAAGTGATTGCGCTTTTTCGTTTTATATTTTAGCATAAAACAATTATGCCAAGTATAAACGACATCCTTACAAATGAAGATTTTGGGCAGGTAGTTAGTACGCTATGTGTCGATACGATAGAATACCGAGAACCAAGAGAATATTACAACGAATATAATGGCGAACGTCGGAGACGTAAAACCTCTGTTGGCTGGCGTGAGCCTAAACGTTTAGAAGTCTATTCGGATACTTTGGTGGATAAAAATGGTGAACCAGTACGCCTTCCTGATAAGATCGTAGATGTGGCCCGTATCGTAACCAACTTTCCGAAGAAGGAGGTGCGTACCTCTGTCGCTTTCCTGTTTGGCGGGCAAATGACGATTACCGGAGCTGATCAGAACGATGGTTTCCAAGAGTTCAAACGTGTATGGGAACGCCGATTGAAGATGCAATCCGTTTTGAAGTCATTTGCACGCAAGGTGCTTTCTGAAAGTAAGGCCGCTCTTGTGTTCTATCCGTATATATCCAAAGGATTAGACGGCAAATTGATTACGGAGTTGAAGGTGAAAACGCTCTCTGTTCCCCGTAATGAAAATACTTTATCTGAATTTTATCCCCATTTCGACGATAATGATGATATGGATGCCTTTATCCATCGTTATCAAGTAAATTCTAATGGTATGATCCGGAACAGCTGTACAATCTGGACGGCAGATAAGATTATTACGGCTATCGATGAAATGGGCGGCTGG